GAACATCACCCGAAGCAGCAGCTGCAACAGGTAGTGTAATAACCCCCGAAGACTGAGCTAAAGATTGTGACTTAACAACTAACGGAGCTATCTTCTCCATAGATTGAGCGTCTGACTCTAAAGTATTTATTAAACTTTTTGTGTACTCCATTACAGATAAATCTAAAAAGCTTTTCTTTTCAGCCTCTGTAAAATAAGCTGTACCTGATTTATCTAATAAATTGTCTATATGAACAAACGCTTCTGTATATGTCATTTCTTAGCTTTTACTTTTGCTTTTTTATTACTAGATATTTCTTTTCGCAACAATGCGTGAATGTCTTTATTGTCTTTAAGCCACAATACTACTTGATCTTCTGTTAAACCTATAGTTTCAGTATTGTACTTATAAGTTCCATTTACAAAGTTAATCTTTTTTGCATCAATAGCAGTCTCAATAAACACTCTATAATCTTTATCTCTATCATTTATTATTGAAGAAAATCTATGTGGACTATCATTAGCCATTTTAATAACCTGAGCTTTAATAAACTCAATAGAATTATCTTTAGTTCTAATACCTGTTAGCTTGCAGAAATCTAAAATTTCTTTATCACTCATACCAACTGCTATTTGTATTGCTTCTGCAGATTCAATCATTTTCTCTGTAGAAATCATTTCTGTTTCTATAGTATCTTCAAAAATTAAATGCTGAGATATTCCAGGATAATTTTTTAACCAAGTATAAACTTGTAAGTCATATTCTTCTGAAATATCAAATACCATAGCTGGTGAGTTCATTTGAAACTCTTGAACTTCTCCGTTAATGTCGTATAAAGTTTTTCTTTTACCTTTCTCTTTTGGATCTTTATAGCTAGATCCTAATCCTAAATAACAAAACCTTTTTGGCTTTCTTGTTCTTACAATAATTGGATGTCTCATTTTTCTCTTTTTTAAATTACTTGTTTGCGTTCTAATGGGGAGGCGTTAACCTCCCACATATAGTATTGAACCTTATGCATGTACAGCGTTTAATACACCGCAAGACAATGGGTTACGAACAATAACTCCAGATTCAGACATGATTTGACATGTGAATGAGTCGTCACCGTTAGCAGCAAGCATTGATTTTTGATCGTAAGGGTTAACCATACCAGGAATGTATTTCTTGATGTAGTTACGGTTAAATCCATCATGACCTTTAGCAACTAACTGAATGTTAGGTACACCATCTACAGAAGAGAAGTCTAAGAATACCATTTTACCAGACATAGTTCCACCAGAACCGTTTCCAGCTGCACCAGCAGCAGAATCGCCATGAGCATTAACATCATCAAATACTGGACAGTAAGCAACAGTTATTTTGTTACCTAATACATAGTAAGATACAAAGTTAACACCTAAAGATACGTCAGATCCAGTTTTCATAGACTGCATAGTACCGCCAGTAGCAGCAGTTGCACCTACAGAAATATCTTTCATAGCTTTATGGAATTGGTATCGACCTTCAGTACCAGTAAATACTACCCACTCATTACCTTCAGGAGATTTAGCGTTACGAGATAATTTAGCAATAAATCGAGCTAAAACATCTTCAGTAAGACCTTCACCTGCCTGATTACCAGGGTTATAAGTATCAACATTAGCAGAGTCAATTTGAGCTAAGATACCATCACCCATAAGAGCATTAGAAGAAGCGTCATAAGTACCACCATCTCCAGGGAAATCATCAGCTGTATCTGAAGTAACATTAGCTACACCAAACCATCGTTGCATTTCTAATTGATACATAAACTCATCAGTAAACAATTTCTCAGCAGTAAAGTACCACAATTTAGATCCATTGTTTTCAATCCAAGTTACATCAGTTAAGGCAGCACCAGTAATAGACATTTTACGTCTGTTAACTGTTAACCAGTTTTTGTGAGTTTCTGGGTAAGCTGCAAGTTCAGAAACATCAGTTCCTAAAGATCCATCTTTAAAGGCAGAACCTGCACGACCAATAACCGCACTAGCAGTTAAAGCTGGGTGACCATTTGCAAATCTAAAGTTATAACCATAAACAGTACCTTCTGCATCAGCATCGTGACCTTCAATATCAGCAGTTAAAGCTGCAGTAGGGCGATTTTGAGATGTAATAACTGTACCATTTGCTTGACAAACACCAACAACTTGACCTACATGCTCACCTACTAATACAACATCATATAATGCTAAATCAGTATTGTCAACAGGTAAATCAATAGTAACAGCATTTGCGTTAGCAGCAACTGTAGTCATACCAGCTCCTAACTTTGTTTGACGAGATGTGCGACCCATTACTTTCCACTCGAAAGATTTGTCACCCATAACTTTTACGTTAGCATGACGACCTGTTCGTTCTAATAGGTATGTCAGTGCATAACGAGGGTATTGCTGAATTAAAGTACTTGAAATTTCAGGATACTTCAACATAGCAGCTACCAACGAATTTGACGCTTGAGTATCAATCCCAAACGTTCCACTTGTAGTTTTCATTTCTTTTTACAATTTAGAAATATTAATAATTTATTTAAAAATTGCATTTACTTCCTATTCTTTTAAAACGTAACCTTGACAGCATTAAAATTATTCTCCCATAAATGCTGAAGCATCGAATCCAGAACCTGTTTTTCTTTTAGGTTTACTATTTCCTCTACCTCCTCTGTTTGAAAGGTTGTCTAATACACTACCCTTTCCGTCTTCGAAGCCTTGCGACCTCAACATTTTCTGTATTTGTTTTCTGTTCTTCCAAAGAAACGCTGCCTCCGCAACATTGGCATGAGACTTATAAATGTCTTCGTTGAAATTCCCAGTTGTTATATATTTATACAGATCTTTTCTTTGTTCTACCGTTACCTTGCCTCCAAGATAACTTTTAAATCCTTTTAACTCAGCTTGCAAGTCTTTTCTTGCTTGCTCTTGAGCTTGAATCTTTTCTTTCGCTGCAGATTCTTCTTTTTGCTTAACTGTAGTCCTTTCAGATCGAATAGCATTTCTTAATTGCTTTCTAATCTTAAGAGCTTCGTGTTTAAGCATACCAGAATCTTCCATTCTATCTAAAGAGTCATCAACATCGTACTCATCCATACCTGTAGCTTTCATATCAGCCGCTAACAATTCTCTATCTGTTAGTTGAAGGTATCCTTCGTATTTCGTTATAGTATCGTTTTTTACTTCAGGCTCATTCTTTGAGTTTAAAGCTTTAACGATGTCTTCTTTAGATGCTCCTTCCAGTCCAAGCTGCTCTGCAACCGCATCCCAATTAACTTCATTGGTTTCAGTAGTTTCTTCTGTAGTTTCTTCTTTAGCCTCTGGTTGATCTTCAAAATCCCAATCATCTTCTGCTTCTTCTTTAGCTTCAGGCTCAGTTTCTTCTTCAGTTTCTTCTACACCCCAATCAAAATCTGAATCATCATCTTCTTCAACTTCTTGACTTACTTCTTCCGTTGTTTCTGATGTAGTTTCAGTTTCATCTACTAGAGCCGTAGGCTCTTCTTCAGCAGATTTTTGCTCATCGACATGACCTACTTTTTCTACTAGGTTGTCGAGCCCAGCGAAGGCTTCTGGATTAAATTCCTTTACCTCTTCGCTAATTGTCTCTTTTTTTTCCATTGTTTCTTCCATTTTGCAATATTACGAAATTTTATTTAATTTTTAACTTGACCTTTAAGTTGCCCTTCCATTTGTCTTAATGCAGCATCTGCCTTTCTTGTACCATATTGGTCGTCAGAAAGAATTTCTGCTGTTTCTAATTTAGACTGGTGCTGGATTTCAGCAACTTTAATTTTAGTCTCATTATCAAGCTGATTCATTTCAACTTCAACTTGTAATTCTTTTTCTTTAGCCTCAGCTTCTGCTTGCGCTTGTTGCATAGCAGATTCTTGTTGTTGAGCTTGCATTTCTTTAGCAGCCTCTAAACCTCTCTCTAATATATGCTCTGCTTCTGTTAAAGTATCAGACTTAAATATTCTAATTACATCTAACATATCTATTTGACCAGATTGTAATGCAGATTGTGCTAATTGAGATACAGCAGCTTTCATTTCTTCATCTTTACCTCCATCACCCAAGAAAACGCCATAATCATTTAATGCTACATCTGGCAATATAGATATAAACTTATAAGTTCCATCGCCAAATACAGTTGCTGTCTTTTTACCTTCAGACCAACACATTTTCATAAGATTAGCGCAGCGCATTAATACATCCTGCTTAACCATGTCATGTGAATAAAACCAAGAACGAGTAATAGTAGCTGATTGCACTACAGCTCTTTTTTGATTACCTACTTGTTCATATTGTTCTATTTGACCTTCACGCTGTCTAGTTACACCAGACACTTGACCAGCCATATCTTCCAACATTACTTTTAGGTTTATAAGTTGCTGTACAGAATTAGACAGCGTAAAATCTATTTGCTGGAATTGATTAAATGTTTGCGCTTGCAAACCTTCATCTTTAGAATTAATAGGTATAATACCATCATTTTTAATATGGTACATTATATCTTGCATATTCATTCCAAGATTAGCAGGCATTTGCGCTACATCATATACAACTGCTTTACCACCTGATCTAGCCATAGATAATTCTATGTGATACATGGTAATATTGTAAAGCATTTGTACATTCTTAAGTAAATCAACCATAGATACAGGATTTCCTGTTGTATGATTTCTTATTACACCAACATAACTTAAATTAGCTGCACTAGGATCATCTAAAGAACGTATTTGATTAGGAACTCGCTGACAATTAACCATAATTGAACCGCCAATTTTTGTAGCCTGCCAAATGTCATCAACAACAATCTTACGAACCTTTTCACCTTTACGTTTTCTATATTTATCAGAAACCATTTTTCTAAATGGCTTATCATTATCATGCTTGTTAGGACTTATTTTATATTGTATTTTTCTAAGTGATCTCCATTCAGCATGTACAACTTTTACTCTTAACTCTCCAGAATCTCCTCTTACATACCAGTTACGATATTCAGAATACATGTCTATTTTATTTTGCTGAGACATAGACTCTATAAGCCTTATTTGCTTGTCATCTAACTGATCACCAAACTCATCTATTACATCACTAGGAGACAACCATCTCTCTTCTGTTATCCAATTAGCCTCACCTAAATCATCTGTTTCACTAGTTAAATCATAGCAGAGTGACCTTGGGTCTACTCGCCTAACTTGTGGATCACCATCTTTAATTTCAACACGATAGCATTCTTTACCAGTTATTAATAGATCCCTAAAGCCCTCTTTAAATTTGTTTTTAATTTTGTATCTATTAGTTAAATACTCTAATCCAT